GTGAACCTCTCTGAAATGTGCACTCATCTCAATAATAAAATTAGAGATGATGGTTGGAGCTTTCTTAATTGCTTGCTCCCACAAATCACCATCCACCGTCCATGGTTGATGGGAGAAGATTGTCTCTCCTTCCACAATATCACCACCAACTAGAACAACACACCGCTCAATCTTTGCGCTAGTCCTACGACCCGCCACAATTTTTTCTACCGTTTTTGCAAGCTGCTTCATACGGTTCGCTGCTATTGTGAAATCATAAGTAGGAGTTTTCTTTCCAATCTGTGTGTCACTGATATGAACCACACAAGTTTCCTGCTCTTTTACTTTCCGCTTATCTTTTCTTGGTAGGTGCGGAGGTGACCATTTAAATCCTTTCAGTACGTCATCGACTCGTCGGAGTACTAGGGATTCTATGGACTCCCGTTCATCTAACCGTCTGGATACTTTACGTAACTCTGCTTCTAAATGGTTTATTTCATTCGTCATCGAAGTCTTCCTCAAAAAGTGTCGAAGTCATTGGGTACATTGCTACCTTCTTAATAGCCTTAAATAAATATTGGAAGGATTGCGGATCATCCTCCATCTCTAGTCCTAGAATTGCCATCTGTCTAATAGTTTGCAGCCTTTCTGCTGCATCACCGATAACATTCTCTAGTAGTTTATTAGTTACTATGAGTTCAGCCATCATAATGGGAGGTTCTTTTCTCCTCTCATCATCATCATCTCCAAACCTTTCACTCGTTTCATTAACATTCATATTATGATATATCATGGATCCTCTTAAAAAACTTTGGGAACTTCTCATCTCTACTCTGATTGAACGGATAGAGACCGGGGAGTTTACCACACAAGATCTGAATGTCGCTCGTCAACTGCTGAAGGATCATGGCATCTCGGTTGATACTCCTGAAGATACACCCATTGGCACTCTGAATGAGATTCTTCCCTTTACTGCCATAACAGATGAGGATAAGAAGACTGGTTAAACGTCGAACCATCCGTCCTTCTTTGTTTCTTTCCTATCTAGGATATCAAACATCTTATCTAGTTCTTCCTGTAGCTGATCATCGCGCCTCTCTTTCATGGCTTCGTCAGCGTTTCGTGCCATGTATTCGGCCCAGTATTCTACTGCCATAGCGACCGCATCCACCTTATCATCATGATCTAAGCTCCTCTTCTCCCGAGTCAGGTGAGAGATTTGATAGATGAGACTGTACTGTGTCGCTATGTCTGGGGGGAGCATCAGCGTTTGATTGTAATCTTTCCTGATTGCCTCAGCACTAACACACAACCTATGCTGATTCATCACAGGCTCTAGTGTGTCTGCTATGCGCTTCTCCTTGTGTGTCCTTGCCGTTATATCCTCAACTGTACAGGGGTATAGCTCATGTAGGTGTGGCTTCAGTAGCTCACTGAACATACCACCACCGTAGTTTGACTCAGTGAGTATTAGATTTACTTCGTATTGTTTTGCATACGTAGCTAACCCACGCATCACGGGCTCTGTAAATCCTTCAGTGGTTCCCCCCCAATCTACGAGGTAGAGATAACCATTTAAATACTTTACGATTGCCCATGCCGTCTCATCTTTTCCTCGTCCACTTGGGTCAATAGCCATGACCGATCCAGAGTACGGAATGATTTCGCCCACAAGTCTTTGTGGTCTGTAGAATTTATCCCGTTTGAATCCAAGGTTGGGTAGTCCAACCCACTCCTCCTGTGTACCCCATAGGATTTTTTCTGGTCCCATAAGCGGGTCGGTATCCATAATAATAAGATCAGATATACGTAGAGGATAACGATCAAGATCACTGAGACGAACATCTAATTGGAACTGGAGTTGGAATCCGGTTCGTCCATAGGAGGTTTCTCTATCTGATAGCTCTTCATCAGAGAATCTATCAGGATCTGTTGGAGTTCCAGCACCTCCTTCAAGTTTACAGACATACTCAGCAAGCATTCCCTCGTAGATCTTTTCATCATCGGGAATTCGCGAAGGATAAATTCTGACATCATAGCTACGAGCTGCGAGTTCAGTGTATATAGATTCTTGAGATTGCGGTGTACCGAGGAAGACAATTTCACCTACCTCCGGCTTAATGATTGCTTCAAATTCTTTAACAGCATCGGCCAATTTAGATCTCGCACCCACAGTGCTGCTGTTTCCAGGGACCTCCACATCATCTGCGACAATAAGATCGGCACGACTACCAGTAAGCTGCCCAGTAATACCAACAGACTTACAAGATGGAGAGTGGGCTGCTGTTGTTGGGCCAACATCCCACGCAATTTTAGATGTTCTTTGATCTTCATTAGGAATAAGGTGTTTGAGGATTGACATCTCTCGGACGAGACGGTGGCAGAATGTGGAGAAGTCATCGGCTCTTGACTTGCTCGCTGAGACAACGAGTACCTTCTTCTCTGGGTCCAGATACAAAGTCCAAAGAACAAAGGCAGAAGTAATCCAAGATTTACCCACGCCTCTGAAAGCTTGAACCATTCTACGACGAGCCCCGTACTGTAGATACTCAGCAATGTCGTACTGTACAGGAGTAGGATCTGGAAGACTGAGATGTTTCCATGTAACATATAGGAAGTTCCTAAAGTCTTTTAGTTCTTCTTGTACCTCAGTCATCTACATCACTGCTAGAAACAATACAATGTAGAAAGACGAGGTAATTAATAATATCATGAACACTGTCAGTAAAGGTTTCATCGCCAACCAAGCCTCCCTCACTGTTGACATGGGTGATGAGCCTCCCAAATTTGTCCGCAATACGAGCGAGGATCCCCGTCTCTGTCGTGCAGATCTGGAGTTGCTCAACCCTACGAAAATTCGTAAAGGCATCACCATCACCTGAGTAATTCTTAATCTTATCGTGGAGAATATCATACGCATGGTCGCATAGTCTTTCATGGTTCCTTAGTACTTCTAGGTAGTCCATTGTTTATCGGTTTAGCTGCTCAAGCACATCGAGATCGAACCGGGCTTTCCCAGTTTCATCATAGTTATATACCCTTTCACTATTAAAGTAGTATTCATTATCATTAGAATCTTTCATAACTATTCTTATATGGTATTTAATATCCTTATGGTTTTTGCTTGCCTCCACGACGAGGAAGGCAAGACGCTTTACAATTGTCGGAATCACTTGGGGCTCCACAGTATCGGGTTGTTCTCTATCCAGTCGTACTCTCCTGGATGTAGGATGCGGGCGAGTCGTGCTGTTATGAGTGCGTCCTCGTTGTGTAGTCCATAGTCCTCGTATGCTTTTAATATAGTTTGCCAACTCACACCTCCAGTCTCTAGAATTTTTTCGGCCTTTTTCGGCCCGACTCCTGGGATTCCCGTATAGCCATCTGCTCGGTCCCCCATTAAAATTTGTAAGTACAGCAGATACTCTGCCTCCTTATATGTTATTAAGAATACGCCTTTCTCTGGTTTTCTTGGCTGATAGTGTAGCCCTGGAATGGTAAGAAGATCCTTATCATCAGAGACTATGATCGTAGATGAACCAGAGTTCAGTCCCATTAGATCATCAGCCTCCAATCCATTTACTGCAATGCTTGGATACGTTGATATCAATGATTCCTTAACAGTCTTAGAGCATGTCGGTCTTCGTATGTTGATGCGGTTTGCTTTGTATAATGGATCTACCTCTGTCCTATAATTCTTATCTAAAGTCCAGCATAGAATGAAACGTGTACTGCATAGGTTCTTACATACACCACGCAGTAGATTATTAAAGAGTACAATAACTTCAGTATCGTCAGTAACTCTCTTCGGTTCCTTATCTCCGAAATCGAATGTCCTCTCTACACTATAGGCTGCACGATGATACATAATATCAGCATCAATTAATAATAACTGCTGACGATCAAAGGCAGGTTCAAATGAGTCTATGTATTTTTCTTCTTGTTTATTCATTTGGATAATCTAGTGAATGTCATACCATGTCTTTCCTATTCGTCCGTCCCCATCCATTGGGCAGCGCAAGTCCAACTGTCCCGTAGTCTTCTTGAATGAGGATACTCCAACAATAACGATTGCTTCTGCTGTATCTTCTGGGACATCAACGATGATCTCATCATGGATGAACCCCACTAGTCCTATATCATACACATCCATCCAATGATCCACCAAAGTCTGGTGTGTATTTAATGCAGCTTGCTTGGACACACACGCCCCTGCTGCCTGAATCAGTAGATTCACACTGCTATGTATGGAGCGTGGATACAAGCGTCTTCCGTCTAGTCCCTTTAGATAACCATAGGATAGGGCTCTATCTTTAACGGCAGTCATCAGCTTCTTCATTGCCGGTCTTCGTTTGTATAGATCGGAGACCAGATCAGTCGCCTCATCTAGTGTATAGCCCAGCATCTTTGCGATCTTCTGTTTCGATGCACCATAGATGAGAGCGAAGAATGTATTCTTTGCTACCTGTCTATCACAAGCCATCATCTTCGCATTCGCAGCATGAATGTCACCATCAATAACATCAGCAGCAAACTCACCACTGTCATACAGAGACAGATAGTGTGCGAAGCATCTAACTTCCAGGCTCTTTGCATCCACACCTACGAGCATACGCCCATCTTCTGCATAGAATAGTTCTCGACACTCCTTACCATAGGCTAGGCGGGGACTAGGAACCTGCTGAAGATTAGGACTGACGCACGATGTACGTCCCGATACAGTACCCACAGTTTTTAACCGGGGGTGTAGTCGCTCATTCTTTACAAGCTTTAGCCATCCTTCTTTGCCATCATATAGCATAGCGAGAAGCTTCTGTAATCTATACAACTTTGCTATTTGCTGTGCCTCTTCTATCTCTGGTATGTCTTGTAGTATAGACTCATCAACACGGGGCTTACCAGTGGGTGTAGTTGCCGTTGGTATCCAGCCCTTAGAGATTAAGAACTGTGCTACCTGCTGACGAGAGAGAGGATTAAACGCATGCACCCTTACTCTATTAGGTCCACGAACTAAATCCTTTCGGGCTGCTGCTGGAGCATCACCTTTCTTTTGATACTGTACGTCTGTAATAGGATCCAACCAATACTCAGGAGTTTTTAATACCTCCTGTCTCGGTGGAACCAGTGTCGAAATAGAAGATAGTATCTCCTCCCTCTCACTATTAACGGTCTTGTACAAAGAAAAGGCACGTTGAGTATCGAAGCCGATACCTTTCTCATTCATCAGGTGAGCAAGATGAGCGAACCCCATCTCAAGATCCACTGCCTCTGTCGTACACCCGCGCTTAACACAGGCAGCCCAAAGTTTCATTGTGATACGGACATCTTGGTTACAGTACTCTTCCATCTCTGGAGAGAACTGAGTAAAATCCTCCATGTCTCCCTTATGCATTTGAAAGCGGTAACCAAAAGATCTTAGAGAGTACCGTCCCCAATATTTTTTGGGTAAAATCTTAGTACTTGTATCAGAATCATTGCCGATAATATCGGGCCATACCATCTGTGATATAATATATGTGTCCCGAATATCTACCGATTGTCGTGGTGTAAAGTTACACAACTTCTTCAGTAGTGGGAGATCATATCCAATAATGTTATGACCTATTAGTTTATCTGCTGATTCTATATGCTTCAGTGCGATAGTGATTCTATCTCCACTAAAACATTTAGGTTCTTCATCGTTCTCACTAATTGAGATACAATGAATCTCTGTTGCTTCATCGAGGAATCCATTAGCCTCGATATCAAATGTTACTGAACTCATGCTATTTCTGAGAAGTCTCCACCTGTTCCTAATTCGTCTACGTGATTATGAAGTCTACCAGTAGCAGGGTGAAAGCGTAGGAATCCGCTTGCTCCCGTCTCTCCGGTATACCTATTCTTTAGAATGCGAATGTGTGATAGATACTGCTCGTCTCCTTCTGCTTGTTGTGATCGTTCCAATCCGATACACATATCAGATAGTTGAGCAATGCTATGACTACCTCGCAGTTGTGATAGCGAGACATTGCCCCCTTCTTCATGTGCTCGTCCATCTGCTCTGCGTAGATGACTAACTAGAATCATCCCACATCCTGTCTCTTCTACTAGACCCCGAAGCTTGGTCATAGTTACATCAATAGCAGTACGTTCCTGACTATCAGCGAACTCAGATACCACAATAGAGAGGTGGTCAAGGACAATGACGGAACAACCAAGAGCTTTGATTGCATACCGAATCTTAGTGACCAGTCTCTCACTATGTAGTGAGCCGAAGTGATCAAAGAGAACTAGCTGACCATTGCCAACTGATTCCTCGAATGCACTCTTGATTGTTTCTTTAGAGATATCGCCAAAGTTTTCTTCTAGTTCATAGAGAGGCATACCCATTTGAATAGCAATGAAACTCAGTGCAGTCTTACGTACACTCTCTTCCAATGCAAAGTATCCTACCTTCACTCCACCTTGGGAGAACTGATACGCAATCTCTCTGCATACCTGACTCTTGCCGATACCAGTACCAGCAGTAATCGTTGTCAGTTCTCCTAAGCGGAAGCCCCGAGTTTTATTCTGCATATTAACCCAAGGATAATCGAGAGCAACGACATCAGGAACGTCACTGATAACATCCCAAAGATCCTCACCCTTGACGAGACCACCAGGAATGAATGACTTCGCATTCCATACTGCACGTTGCAGTTCATCCTTGTCTCCATTACACAGCACATCGTTAGCATCTTTCTTTGATATGATTGCAATGTATGCTTTACCAGGAGGCAGGATCAGTGCACATTCTTTGGCTGCCTTCTGTCCTGCCTCATCTTGATCAAACATCAAGACTACCTTCTCATATCCACCCAACCATTCGAGGTTGCGCTTGAATACAGACGTTGCAGATTGTGCTCCATTAGGAATAGATACCGTGGGCCAACGACAGTTGTGTGTTTCTGCGTAG